TCTAAAAAGCTAATGTTAATAGGCATTACTGTGCCTGAAGAACCAGAATACTGTGCTACCATAGACTGCGGTGAAGAACCTGTTGCTAAGTTTGTGCTATTTCTATAAATGGTAAACCAAGCATTTGTACTACTACCAAAATAAGACGGGGTGCTTACAGTTATTAGAACTTTACTATTTGTAGATTGTGGAGTAATTGTTACAGCTAATGGAGTTGCCACAAAAGATGTAGACGAGGTAGAAAATCCATTAGTGGATTGATAAGTTCCAGCAACGCATTGTATTACTGTTTGACCACTACCATATAAAGATACTGACATAATTATTCCTTAAACAGGATTAGCGATTGCTACTAATTCAGAAGTCGTTGTAGCAGATGCAATGCTTTCACGGCTAGTAGCTAGTTCAGAAGCAAAGTCAGCGTCAGATTTAGCGTTAGCAATACCAGCTAATGTGTTTAATTGACGCTTTTGAGCTACTTGAACCGCAGCAGCATTGAATTGAGCAAGTTTGATAGCTTGTGCTTTAGCAAAGTTTACTGATACTGTAGAACCTGACAATTCCCAAGCGTCAAAGAACTGAGCATCTGCACCTTGTGGCAGAGTTGCGTCATCCACAATGATTGCACCTGCAGGGGCATCCTTCGCCAAAACTTCATTAATGGGTAACTCACCAGTTGGTACGCAGACAGATACACCGCCATTTGAATTTTGATAGATTATGACTTGACTCATTATTATTCCTTATCTGTAAAATATTACTGAATTTGTTGTTGCATTTATTGCTTGTGCTTCAACCCTACAAGCTGATGATGTTTTTAATGTCGGTGTATTACCAGCACCACCTGAAGCATAAGGAGCAATAGCATTTGAACCTGTCGCACCCTCAAAACTTCCGCAAAGTGCATAATTGGCATCTGCCAAAGCATTTGTAAAATTAACAGTAAAATTTCCTGTGCTGTTATATGTAATAGAGCTAACATTGTAACTACTGGTAACAGTTTGGGCTACAGAATTGTAAAGAACCCAAGCCTTTGCACTACCATAAATGGCATTATCCATTGCTGTGCTATTACCAGCACCATCTTGTAAGGTATCCGCAACAATTACGCCCGCCATGATTTTATTCCTTTAAATAGGTAGATTGTTCCTGCCATGATTTATCCTTAATTTCCGTAAACAATAACACTTAATGGAGTTCCATCAACGGCAGAACCACCGCTATTAGTATTAATTAATGTTATGCTACTTGCTGATTGCGAACTAAAATACAATGCACCAAAACCATTTGGAGAGTTTGTTGCAATAGCATTTGTTGAATTTGTTAAAGCTGTTGTGTAATTTACTGTGTAGTTACCAGCACTATTTCTTGTAATACTAGAAACATTAAAGGCATAAGTAATTGTAGCTGTTGAACCAGCAAAAGTAACCCATGCTTTAGCAATACCGCTATAAGCATTATTAGTGCTAAAAAGCCCTGTATCGGTGTTAATTGTGTTTGCGACTAAAGTGCCAGCCATAATTTATCCTTAAACGATTACCCAACGACTGCTCGTTGGAATAGTTACTGTAATACCCGTATTGATGGTTACTGGACCAGCGCTTATACCGTTGTAATTTGTGGTCATGGTGTAATTGCTAGTAATGGTTTGCGTATTCTCATACACCGCACCACCCGCTTTTGCACCTGATCCTGTAGCTCCAGTACCTGTCAAAATCCAGTTTGTGCCGTTATAAATAATTCCATAAATACCGCCAGAAACTAAAGCTCCAGCAATTAAAGCTGATCCAGCTTCGGTTAGCAAAGTAGTAGCGCTCAAAATAGTAGAACCATTTACTTGAACCGTAATTGTCGTAGTGCCAGTATTAGTATTGGCACATACAAACTGAAGCTGACAACCTGTTGCTACAGTAGTAGTGGTAATCCCTGATGGGTAATTAAGTACCACCGCATTAGCTGTACCCGTATCGGTTACATAATTGCTGTAGTTATTCAGATCATTGATTTCTGAAGTAAGCTGGCTAAAGTTGGTATCAAGGTACGATAGCGGGATCGTACTCGTCTGAGTTCCAAAAGTATTCGGTACGGATGATACGGGTTTAGTCACTAGAACCTCACTCTTAATTCGTGTTCAAACTCAAATCCATTTAGCACAAAATTCGGGTTACTTGATGTTACTGTAATTCCCAAGTATTTACCATACTGAGAAGCATCGGTTTTATACAAAGCGTATCCTGAAGTACCCCATCCAATATTTGCGCCTGAACTGTTAGACCAAGCAATGGTATTTAAAGAATTGTTTTGCCATGCCACTAAAGATGACAGAGTGTAAGCAGGGCTAGAACTGTTTTCATTATCTACAGTCGTAGTCATGGTGATTGCAGAATTTGATCCAGCAGTTGCTTCAACGCCAATCTTGAGAGCTTGCTTGGTACGAATAGGATCACCCATCGGCATCAATGCAGTTTGTACTATCGTACTAATGCTACTACTGCTGTTAGCATATAACTGATATAACTGATTATTCTGCGTACCAAACAATGTCAGCTTGCCACCTACAGGCACATAAGTGATATAAGCAAGGCTGTTTCCTTGGCTAGTAATAAACCATTTCTTTTCAAAAAACACTGCTTGTATGTAGCGATAGCTCTTAGTAAACACTGCATCGTAATAACGGAAGTTAAAGGCAGCGCACAAGATGTCATTTACAAGAACCTGACCAGCGTAAACAGGGCTAGAAAAGTCAATATTACCAATAATGCCATCCAAAGAATCTGAGATCTTGGAAGTAGTAGAACCAACCAAAGCGTAAACACCGTAGTCATTCATAAATAAAACTGAACGGAAGTACGGGAAAATAGCGTTAGGTCGCTTAGAACCAACGGATGCGCTCACATTGGTGTTGGTAAATAGGGTTATCCCTGATGTATTAACCACCACATCGGAGAACACATTGATGGAATCATCTCCAAAAATATACAAGAAATTGTTGGCTGATAGCAATTGAATGATGTTGCCGTGTAGCGTACTGTCGGTTAATGTCACAGCACCCGCTGAAACGCTTGTAAAGTCGCTGTATTCACCCGCAGCAGAGTAGGTGACAGTTCGCCCTGTTGCCACCCAAACACGCCCTGAGAAGGTCGCTATTGCGTTATTGGTTTGAGTATTAACTACGCCTGAGAGCTTAGCAGCAGTTGTTGCACCGCCACCTGAAATGCTGACTACTAGGTTTGCAGTATTGGTGTATCCAGTACCAGGGTTTGTCATTACCACTTGAGTGACCGTATTGCCTGAAACAATGGCAGTTCCCGCAGCTCCCGTGCCACCACCACCTGAGATGGACACCACCGTATTGGCAGCGTTGATATACCCTGCGCCACCATCAATTACGCTAATTGTGACCGTGCCAGTAGCAAAGGTCTGGATGCCAGCAATCGCTGTAGCTCCTGTGCCACCTCCACCAGAAAGGGTTACGGTCAAATTTGCAGCATTGGTATAGCCTGTACCACCGACTACAAGGCTAACTGATCCCACATTAGAACCACCAGATACCAAAGAAGCTGTAGCGTTAGCTTGTACACCACCAGTTTGATCTGGACCTGAGATCACCACATTGGGTGCAGAAGTGTAGCCTGATCCTGGGTTGGTAATAGCGATCACGCCAACTGCGCCAATGGCTACTGTATTGTTTCCATCCCAAGAGAACATACCCTTAGTAGGATCAATGACCAACATTCTGTCGTTGTACCACTGAGTAGCTTCTACTCCAGCGCCACTAAAAGTGCCTACAGAAGCCACATTACCAAAGGTGTTGTCCTGAATACGGTAGTACTGAGCTGCTCCATTAGCCAAAAAAGCAATCACATAGTCATTCAAGCCTATGTTCATGGAGGTCAAAGAGGTTACCGTATTGGCAAAAGTGACCGTTGCATTGGCAATTTGGACAGCTTGACTGTTCGGAATGATCTTTAAATTGGCATAACCGACAGGTTGAGCGTTCTCTAACCAGCTAAATTCGGTTTCATCAATGGCGGTACGGTTCGCTTTAGTGTTAAGCCCTTTAAATTGCTTAACAACTTGATACGATTTTTTCTGTTCCGCAGCAGCCATGTCTTAGTATGGTGTCGAATAAACGCTAGGAACTCTACGAGTAAATACCGTATTGAGAACTGATTGAGCGTGTTTTTGATATTCTTGCTTGAAAATCTCTGCTTCACCAAAGCTCTGCTCGTAATACTTGGCTAGATAAGCTGCGTAGAACTGTACAGGGGTGTAGTAAGGATCAACAATGGTGTCTGTAACGCCAGAGTTAGCCAAGGTCAACGCATTAGGCAATACTACGCAATCAATCTCTAATTGATAGACTTGATCGGGTACTGGACCTATATAAATCTGTCCTTGACCATAAATACTGAAGCACAATGGTCTGCCAATGTAGTTTTGCCAGAATCTTAGGCGTGCATTGAAGTCCGACCAAGGTAAATAATCAAGCGGTACACGGGTGTTTCCCCAGTACAGGTTGATGTTAATAATATCTAAAACCGTATTGCCAGTTGACGGAGATAGTGGGCTAGAACCGACTAAATTGGTCAGGGCTGCATACGAAATATTCTCCGCATTACCGACATATTGCAAAGTAGCTGTGCCATCTGCAAACGGTGTGCTTGGAGGATAGTTGTTGTAATTGTTTTGTGTTGCTTGGGGGTATGGAGGAGCTGAGCTTCCTGATGTACCACCAGTAATGTATTGATAAGTATAGATATTGCTAAACACAAATTGGTTAGCAGTAACTGTAGTGTTTGCTGTCCATTGTGTTGGATAAGCAGGCGATGCGCTATTCTTTGTAGCTGTAGGTGCAACTTGACAGGGTACTTGCGTAACAATGACTTCCCGCAAAGCGCCTGTATCTCGTACTGTTCGCTCCCGTGCTTCGTTAATGTAATCAGTTAACTGTTGGTCAGTGTAAAAGTTTCCATTAGCATCGTGGAGCAATCTACGAACTTGTGTAATGTAGCTCGATAAGGTTGCCATTTACGATCCATAATTCATGCTACCGCCTGAAGGACTTTTCCCCTTACCCGCTTTTCAGCAGGTAGGGGTACTCTTTCCACCAACGGGGATAACGATTGGTTCTTTTTGGGTGCTTCGGTGGAGAACTCCCACTGAGAAAG